TCTTTTAAGCTCTGGTTCACTAATCAATTGATCTAGTGTAGCGTTTAAAAATTTACTGTTAGTTTCTGTCTTAAAGAAGCTAGGTAGGAAATCTAGACTGCGTCTAAATGCCATTATGCGGTACCTCCGGTGATCGCTGCTGTGCCTGTGAATACTACACCAGATTCGTTTGTTTTAAGTCTGTTTGCAGTGATCGAATCAATTATTTCTACGTTTTCAACTTTAGCTGCTGATATGAATATCTCATTAGCCTGGCTGGTTATCTGGAATAAGCTACCAAATATTTGGTCGCTGGTTGTTGGTACTATCACCATGCTAGCTATGTCTGGCGACAGCTCATTATGTATGTAAGCTGCTAGCTCGCTATAATAGAAAGTATCACCAAAATCCCAATTGTCTAAAGAAAAATACTTGTCAATGGTAGCTATTGTTTTGCTACGTAATTCGTTGTTTGATATCTTGCTGTTAGCACTTTTGATTATCTTAAAAGTGGCTTGTAATTCTGAATCAGCTTTACTACCAAACAGTGCGCGGAAGCTGGCTGGATTAAAAATAACAGCGTCACTGACTGATTTGTAATTCTCTAACTTGTTATAAGACAATGACAAATCAGAGACGTTTGGTGCCACTGGCTCAGTTAGTGTGCCAGTAGTGTCTGCTATCCACTGTCTGTATGCTGTGTCAAAAGACGTAGTTAATATGTACATGTCAACAATGTTTGTTGGGCTAGGATCTATCCTACGATCATTTGGCGAATTATGTTTGTATTGGAAGTGCAACAACGACCGGCCAGTGACTAGTTTGTAATCAGTTGACAGCACTGCTGTCCGCACACTGTCTATGTTAGTAGATACATAGAATGCATCTTCGTCAGTGGCATAAAATACCGTACCCAATGGACTGTTGTTTAATCCAACAAGAGTAATGTCAGCTTCAGTTGCATAATCAGTGCTTACTCCGCTAGCTGCAAACCAGCTATATCTTTCTAGATTATCAAAATCTAAGAACTTCTGGAAATAAACTTTCTTGTTGATGCTGTCAACATCCTCTGATACTAGTATGTCAAATATTTCTGGGTCATCAGGAACACCATCATCATCGCTGTCTGGGAAAGTAATTTTCACTATAGTGTCATCTTTAAATCCATCAGCGTATTTCACAGGAGCATAAATTTCAAGTGTGTAATCTTGTCCTAGTCTATCAGTTGAATCTGGCAGGGTGTTAGAGCCTAAGACTTTGACATTGTCTTTTACTACACGTCCGGTCCTAGAATCAAATATCCTTAGTGAATCATCAATGTAGAATCTAGTTCCTAATCTGCTGCCAAAGTAATAATTCAACCTACGAGAATGAACTGTGTAGTTGTTTCCATTGTTGATTAACGCAACAAACCAGCTGTTATCTAAGTTAGCACCTGACGTATCACCGGCAGCACCAGTGGCAATTGGATCAGTGAGGGTGGTATATAGATTGGTTGAAGAAACTACTGCCCAGGATTGGGTTTCTGTATTATAACGCAATCCAAAGTCGCTGTTGTTTACTATCTGTGTCAATATACTTTGCTGTACTGTAGGGCTTATTACTGCTGAATAAGGTGCGTAAACTGCTAAAGGTATTGCATCAGTGGGAATGTTTTCATTCAGTACTACTGCGCCAACACCTGAAGTTAGCTCGCCTTGGCCACCATTGGTGCCATCATCAACCACCGATACTACAGTTGCCCATATAGATTCAGTTTGTCCTGTTACAGAAGGAGTTCCGGTCTTTAAGCTGCGATCTAGATCAAAGTATTTTCCAGTAGGAGCAACAAATTTAATCAGACTATTTGGTAGTATATACTTGCGATCGCTGCTTACAGTTGCGCCAATTGGGGCAGGAGTATATGTTGCACCATCAGTGACAGCAAAATATCCTGTGCTAGCGTCAGTTTCAGCAGTGGATCTATACCAAACACCAGTAGGCAATGTCTTTTTAGCAAAGCTGTCGTAATAAAGATGCATGCTTTCTTTGCTCTTTATTATGTTAGCAAGATCGCCGTTTATGAATCTTTGTATGTCAGATACTGTGGTCCAGTTAAAGTTAGTGATGTTAGTAGTTGATTCTTTATAGATGATTCCGTCATCGCCAAAGAAGTTAGTGCTACTGTATTTTGCTGTTGGATCAGTGATATCTAAATATCTGCTTAATCCACTAGCAGTTCTATTCACGCTTTTAACTTTTGCAATGTCAGTAAACTTAGTAAATGGCAGGGTGTTATAATCTTCACCGTTGATCATTCGATCTTGTGTGTAGTTAAACTGCGGTGCGTTAGCTTTGATATCTGCAAGGCTTTCACGGGAAGCCGCATTGCTCACTGTATACTGCAAGCCAGCTCTGATGTTTAATGTTTCGATCTTTCCACTGCGGCTAACGTAAGCTATAGTGAACGGAATGCTGCGCATCTCCTGAGGAGATATGCTATATGTGAGTCCGTTGCCTACCCTTGTTACTGCACGGAATTTACCAGTAGGTATAGCAGAGAAAATGCCGTCGCCAAAAACTAAATCAACTTGATCATTGGCCCTAGAATTTACAGAATATATCTTTCTGTTTGAAGCAGCCGTGTCATTGTAGATTACGTTACTGCTGCGTAAATTGTCTACCTTTTGCCATTCCTGTGTATAGACTCCAGCATCATTGGTCTCAAAAAGCCACACATCATTGTTGTTAACGTTGTTGATGTTGAGGCCTACAAGCCTGTTAGACAAAGTTTCACTTATGGTAAAATCTAAATTAGTAAGCGTACCTTGTTTAAATGCAAGGAAGAACCCAGTGTTAACTGATCCGTTACCGCGGCCGTCATTACGATATACCATGCCTAGGGTATCTGTAGGCATAGGGCTACTTTCTTTGATACCGTCGACACTATCTAATGCAACATCGTATACTTCAAACGGATATCCAGTTCCATTAACAGTAGATGTAAACGGGAAGACTGGAACAATGTTTGACCTAAGGCGCAATTGATAGAGATCGTAAGTTAGATTTCCAATTTTTTGAGAACTATTTGGCTTGCCCACTTTCTGACCAGGCTGCATAGCTGCGTTAAGCACCGCAGAAAACTGTTCAAACGAATCTAAGTTAGTAGGATCATCCCAACTGATAGGAGTATTGGCTAAGTTCCTGCCAGCACTGTCGTATATAGATTCTGATGTTGATATTGAAACAATCTTAATCAATCCACTAGCAGATTGTGTTCTATTTGGGCTGTATCCTAGCAAGGCAGCTAGCCTGTAAACTGAGTCACGGCGTTCTGCTGTTTCGAGGAAGTTTTCACGAGCGTTTAACTCTGTGCGGAATGCTAAACTTTGCCCCATGAATGCCATGAGGTCTAAGAGAGCAACAAATTCACTGCTCTCAATATAGTCGTTGAAGTCCTCTGGATAATAAGTCCTGAGGTAATCAACCATGCTCTTGCGGAGTGTTTCAAAGTCGTAGCTTTGAAAATCAGCAGAACGGAAAGTAGTGTAAAGTTTCTTCCAGTCTTCTGCTGCAAATAAGTTACTCTGTCTCGTAGTTACTGCCATCGTCCCGCCTCTCTAGATATTTATTCATAAAAAATAACGGAGTTTAACGGACAGCGACTGAACTACGAGAAAAATTTAACCTAAGATTTTCTACTTCATTCGTGTTAGCATACACTAACCGAAGCTCTAATATAAGACCATTATCGTATTGATCAACCAGCACCGAATCTACTACTAAGCGAGGATCATAGCTGGCAATGCGATTAACATCTTCTACTATCTGATCTCTCAATTGATCCGTAAAAGGTTCAAACAAGCTATCCCATACTATGGTGCCAAAATCTGGATTCATCAACTTCTCACCCCTGCGGATATTAAAATGATTGATAAGATCTTGTTTGACCAAATCGGCATCTGTTAGCCGAACTTTGGTCCCTGTATTGCCTACTGTGCTGTAACCTTTATATAATGCCATGCAAATATTTACCTATTAAAAACCTTGCTTAGCATAATAAGCATTGATGCTGTCAACTGTGATCTGCCCACTAGGGCCACGCCATCCTGGGTTTTGATTCCAGGCTGCTGAGCCCTGCGCATATACAATAGTATTTCCTGAACGATTAGCATACCCAGGGGCTGCTTGCATGATTCCTAGCGGACCACCTTGATATTTGTTAGAAGCTAGATATTGATCATATACTGCTAGTTGTTCAGATGGATTCA